CTACCAATAGCCCAAGTGCTACCTGTATCAGCACCAGTACCAACTGTGTGAACAATTCCTTGACCGCTCGTTTTTACATCCTCTGCGTTTTCTAGTATTACTGCATTACTCATACCATAATAACCGTTCCATGAACCACCAAGGTCATCATTTGCAATGTCGGAATATAATCTTAATTCAGAATACATATTACCAGTATCGCTATTTGCTGTATTGGCTCTCGAATCACCGTTAATTTGCACATGGCTATTAGCCTCTTTTGCACTACCGTTGATTCTTGCGTGTCCGGTGGTCTCAAGCGTACTGACTTTGGCAGTACCCTGTGCAGTTGCCCCTATGTTTGTGCCGTCTATGTTCCCTCCATTTATATCGGCGGTAGGTATAGTGGCTACACCTGCCCCAGTTAATGTAAGCGCAGTAGTGAGAGTAGTGGCTGTTGAACCTGAACTTCCTCCACCACCTCCTACTTTGAAAACCATTTCTCCGCCGAGAACGTTACCTGTGGAAGTACCTGCTTCAAAGATGAGGTCTCTACCAGTTTGGTTAGCCCCTGAGGTTGGCGCTATTGATATTTTATGATTAGAGGTTTTCTCAAATTGTAAATCTTTACCTAATGCAATTAATTCTCCACTGTTAGTGGTTGTAAACTTCATGTATGAGTTAGAACCCTCGGTGATATTGAGCGCGTCTGCTAGATTGTCTCCGAGGGTTATCTTGGATTTGGTTGTGTTAGCGCCACTGAAATCTACGTTGAGGCCAGCAGTGGCGGCATCGACACTTATGCTGTCCGCGTTTATGTCACCTACGTTGGTGATGTCGTTGTCACCAAGGCTCAATTCACCAGCGAGTGCTGTAATTGTGACTGAGCCAATCGTGCCACCGTTAATCGCATCGCCGCTAATTTGGTCGGCTGCAAGAGTCAAAGTTCCACCCGATACGTCGAGTGTTTTACCCGTACCTACTGTAATGTCAGCAGCATCAACTGTACCGCCATTAATGTCAACCTTAGAAATAACTACCGAACCGTCTCCGTGTGGTGTAATGTTAATATCGTGGTCGCCTGATAAAGTTGAAATTGTAGAGCCGTCAATTTTTAACGGATTACCTGACGCTGGTGTACTCTGTAAAAATCCAGCCGTTAATAAGATGTCTCCATCGGTTAACGTCAAATCTCCGTCGTCTATATCTAGTCCTGTTTTTACTGTAAAATTACGTGCTGTGCCCATACTTTTTCACCTCCATTATATCGTTAATGCTTGCCACGATACGCGCACCGTAACATCTTTGTTGGCTACCGTAGGGGTAACCACCAATTGAATGTATTGGCTATCTCCAGCCCCCGTAACGCCTGTTTGATACGCCCCTTGTTGTGTCGCACTACTCGTTACCACACCATACACGGATAGATACACGTCACCCGTAACAATGTTAGTTCCTGAGGTTGTAGTGCCCGTATGCGTAACAACCATCTCCGCCGTTTCAAAGACAGAATCTGTGGTGTTCTCAACTGACACAAGTAATTTTGCAGCCTTGAACTTAGTTCTCTGATACAGGTTTACCGTAACAGCAGATAAGCCGCTACCTGTACGACTACCTGTGCCATAACCAAATCCTAACTCACTTACTTGGAACGGTGCATCAGGCGTACCCTGTAACACCCCTACTCTATTGTTAGTAGAGTCTGTCTTTAGTAGATTTGCAGACGATTTTACAACCAAATCAGTGGTATCTAAATTATCAGCATACACATTAGCCCATCTGAGAGGGTTAGTTGAATCAGTTGCCCCTAGATTTAGTGCACTGTCACTACTAGGTAACCAGTGTTGGTTGACTTTCAATCCCTCTAGGGTCGCATCTGCATTGTTGCTGAAAAGTATCGTTTTGTCTCCGTCAGATGAGTCTATGATGATACCCGCACCGTTAGTAGCAGCGTCATCGCCACCTTTTGCTATGAGAATGTGTAAATCTTCAACTTCTAGCGTACCTACATTCAGTGTTGTAGACGCGCCGCTTACAATTAAATTACCTGTTACAGTCAAGTCTTGATTTACAGTTAATGTACCTGCTGGACCTATATTAGTGATACCCGCTTGATTAGCGTCGATATTGATTACCGCATTAGATGCAGTCAATCCTGTACCTGCAAACAATGTCGCTACATCGTCTATTGATTCTCTCCGTGTTGGGTCATTAGTAGTTCCTTCGTCGGAGAAAGCAATGTAGTCGCCCGACGCTATTTGTACTTCTGTAAGCCCGTTAATGTCTATTAATCCGGCAGTATCAGTCAATTGAACTATTGATGTGCCGAACTTGAGTTGGTCGCTATCATCTTCATCTACCCATAGAGTAAACGCTGTACCACCCGGATTATCGTCTACTTTTGTAAACTCTAAACCAGTTGGGGCTTTTAACAATGAACCTGCCATAATTATTGGACCTCCTACGTTGAGCGTGTTACTCGCTGTGGTGAATGTGAGTTGTGCATCGTTGGAGAATGAACTACCGTCGCTTATCTGTATAGCACCTGCTGAACCACTCGCACCTACTGCTGATGATGTTGCGAATACTTTCACCCACGCTGAACCATTGTAAACGAATATAGCAGAGGATGAAGGGTTTACGTCACCGACAGTAGCAGCATTAAGACTCAATCCACTAGGGTCGAAGATAACTTTGTGTGTACTAGTCTGTGCGTTATTCACTATAACCATGTGGCTTGGAGGGAATGTACCAGTAGGTGTGAGGTTGATGTCTCCGCTTGCTGGTGTTGCGTTGAATATGTTTGGACCATCGAATCTAACTGATTGTGCTGTATTCAATACACTAATTTTATTCGGGCCGATTCTGTGTGTCCTTCTCGTACCACCTTGTTTACCGCTAAAGTACAACACGTGGTCTCCATCTGAGCCATCTGTACCGTAACTGTATGACATCCACATACCACCAAAGTTGGATGAGGATAATCCCCCAACTTCATCTCCACCACCATGCATACCGTCAAGGTCTGCTGTTGAGTCTATTCTGCCTGTTTGGTTACCAAGAGAACCAGTAGTCATTGGGCTGAAATAAATAGGACTAGGTTTTATGAAAGTACGTGCATCATATACAGTATCTACCTCCATATCTAAATCTCCAGCACCAGAATTGTAGATGCACTTCACAACTGCAAGCACTGTGCTTTGTTTAGATGCAAGGTTTAGGCTACCGTTTAGTCCACTTGTATCACTCAAGAAACTTTCAGGCGTTACTGGAAATCCGGTAGATACAGGAGAACCTTGTTCTATGTGGACACCATACCTTGGAGATTCTGTATCACTACACACATAAACGACTAACAGACAAGATTGACCGCTAGTTAGCGCAGACGTACTACCTTCAATAGTACTCTGTTGTAGTGTAATGGTATGCGTTGCACCTGAGGCTATGTTACCAAAAGGTATGATTAACCCGTCTAATACAGCATACCCACCCCTTACTATGATTGAGTTAGTACCATTATCCGAAACGTATCCGGGGCTTGTAGCCTTAGCGTTTCTATTACTGTCCCCTGTTGCTGTGTCTTCATACATCAGGATTCCATTACCGTGTATACCTTCAAATAAATTAGTTAAAGATGGAGAGAGAATATAATCCCCATCAGTCAATGTTGTTGTGTGTCCTGAAATGACGTTTTCTACCATAATATCACTTTACCTCTATCATTAATTGGATTACTACTTCGTTTGTCGATGTTTTCTTTATCGGATTGAAAACATGTCTTGTAATCGGGGTGAATCCGCTTGTACCCCTTAATTGCACGAATACTTCTTTGAGTGTTTCGTCGAATGTATTTGCTGTTGTTAAATTACCCTCTACAAGTAATGTTGAATTATCCATGATACGTACAGTAGGTGTTATTGTTATCGCTGGTCTACCGGCACTACCATCACTGCTTGTAGCGGGAGTACCATCAAACCCAATAACCATTTCATTGATGTTATCGGCTATTGTTTCTATCACTAATCGTTTCAAATGGTCGTTTGCTGGCATTATGATTCCCCTTCTATTATTGTAATTTCTTTTTCGATGAGTCCGATAGTCTCGTTGTTCCCACCTAGCACCCCTCTATCGCTATTTCGGCCAATTAGGAAACCAGCATGTGATAATTCAGTAACTGTAATAGTAGGTGTAACCACTATTTCTAGACTGTCAAAGAATGAAAAGTTCTCATCTGTAATCTGATTTGTTTTATCCGGCCTTCTCACAGATGAAGATGCTATGCTTCCACTTTCTATACCCTGTAATACACCTTCTAGCCCCGATTCAACACTAAGGAAGACAAAATCACTCAAAGCACTAGCCGCCCTATGTTGTGCTTCTAATATGGTTAATCTTTTACCTTCATATTCTACTATATCACCGGGTCTTGCGTCCCATAGATTAGGATGACCTCTAGATTGTAAAGAGCCTGTTGTAGATGCGTTTGCTTTCAATATCTGCCTTGCTACTGTTTTTGCACGTGATATGCTTGTAATAGATTCATCAAAGATAGGAGTTAGACTTTCTAATACATCAGTATTGTATTTACTCTGTTGTCTACTCCTATCATCCATTGTGAGAATCAAGTCTTCATTTAGCGCTATTTGTTTGCCTTGCACTGTTACACGGTTTTCTATGTTATCAACAGGGTTAGTGTTTTTCCTTCCGAATCGTATACTGCTGTCTATTCTTCTACTAATATCTGCATAATTGAAGGGTACGTAATTCAATACACCGTATCTGTTAACCATAGTAACACGATTATCGTGCCTTGAAACAAAGCGTAAGGCTGTAATTAGATTCACACCATAAAAATCAGATGCTAGGAATGTATTACTTTCTTTACGTCTGTTATTACTACCTTTAGTCGTTGTAATGTGCGAACCTGTTGTTACCGCAGTAATTGCATTCGGTACGTTTTGTGATAACCTAACTGCTAAATCAGTAGTCCTAAATCCAATATCTATACTTTGTGCAAGGTGTACTCTTTCATCTCTGAAACCTATATCTTTCAAAGTCCGACCTTTCATATTGCGCAAATCTAATTGTAAACCGTTATTTGTGGATGTAACTGTACTCTTCATAATCCGGTCTACCGGGTTGTCTTCACTATACAACAAATCTGTAACTGTGTTTTTGCCTTTACTAGACCACACATCGCTTTTCAGTGAATGACCATCAGTTTCGGTATGTGTTATGATAACGCTAGATTCCGATTCGACTAATGAGTATGTACGTTCACTGGCTAAGTCATAATTGTCAGCATTTACTGCTTCGATAGTAACTCTAGATTTGCCTGTGCTTCTAGGCTCTATTTTTGCATAGTGTACTGCGTTATCCACAAACACTGGTTGCCTAATATCATGCATTATAGTTGTCAGGGTTTCACTAAAACGTCCTTTAGATGATTGAATTAACCCCATTACGCACCATCTCCGCTATGGTCTGTGACATTGAAGTCCACATCACCTTTGTGTCCTTTATTGTGTAAAGACTGGCTAAATCTAGGTTTTACTGTGTAATCACTTCTCTTGAGTTCATCGTCTGTATCCTCCTCTTGCCTTCTTCTAGGAGCATCTGAACGGTGATGTTGTAATGTGTTCTCACTTACAATAACTCTAGATACACTAGATTTCAAAGTAGCGCTATCAAACCCTGTTACACCAGCACCGGGTATCTTTGGACCAAAACTAGACGCTGACGTAAATGCACCAGTATGGTCGAATACGAATATCGGTATGTATGGTCCGTTACCATCAGGTAGCCCCCTGCCGGTTGGTATATTATCAGTGGCTGTTCTACCATTCTCCACTTCATATGTGAATATACCATATTTACCGCCGGATGTTGCGTGTAGATAATTTTGGGTGTACTGTGGAGAACCCGTGTGAAGTGAATTGTGTATACGATATACTTCTGTGTGTTTGGAATCTAAAACTCTTACAGGTCTGACTAGGAACTTTACGATATTATCATATTCGTTATTCGGTACAGTATCTGTATTGTGTTCATCAGCATCTTGGTAAGGGTTGCTAGTATCACCACTTCCAGTTAACGACGCTACACCCCAACCAGTATCATCGAACAAACCAGCATAACTCTTTGTCTCTATTATGTATGAACCACCATATGGTCTAAACACGTTAGTGTGTGAGTATCTATGTACAGCAGAAATTGTAGAGCCAGCACCTTGTCTTGTAAAACTTATATCTGTATAATCTAAATCTGTAAGACTACCTTCAATTTGTAACCCACCTTCTAATATAACTCTCTGACCTATGTTTCTGTCAGTGTGTAAACTATGTGCTTCTGTGTTGATGACCACGTGGTTTTGTTCTACACCTTCTACGACTTGTGCGTCTATCCCTATTCTTGGGCTAGTGCGTGAAATGACATCTTTGTGTACGCTTGTACCAACTATCTCTTCTATTCTATCACTGACAGTTGCTTCTGATTTTAACAACCCATTGTCGTCTATACCGAGTTTAGAACTGATGCCCCTCTTGACTTCATCGGCTTGCAGTATAGCGTTACGGGGACGTAACAACCCATCACCGAACAATGGTTCAGCAGTATTATGGCTGAGAACCACACCAGTCTTATGCACTGGTGCTGATAGTTCTGTGAGTATTTCTTCATTGAACGCAGTTGGGTATCTCACACCTCTTCCGTTACCCATATCACCCACACGCAGTGAATGCACAGGTGCAAACACATCTACCAATTCATTAGAATTATTGTTGTTGATGTTATTCAACACACCACCGAATCTAGGTATTGTGTATCCGTCAGTTACCGATATATTTCCATTGGTTAAATCTGCTATACCCTTTAGGTTGAATAGAGGTTTACCACTGTTCCAAATACGTGCATGTGCGGTATTGCTACCGTTGTCATACGCGTCACCACAGTCCCATGATGGTCTGATACCGAATCCACGCACTGGAGCACGCCTTACGTCCTCTCCACGCTCATTACCCCACCAATCTATCAGATAGTACTGAGAGGCCACAGATAGGCTTGTTTCGCCCTTGCCCTCTTCATCACCCCACCAGTCTCTTTCTACACGCGTTGGGTTTCGTATCGTACGCACTGGTGTACCAAATGGTCTAGTCATCCTTCGACCATCGCTGTATCTGACTTGCCAACCCTCTTGGTCTTGGTTGAGCATACCTGTGAAGTTCGTCTGCCTCTCCATCACACCAACGTATGTAATAGGTTTAGTTGCAGAACTAAGACCACTACCTCCACCGTATGCCCATGCACTACTGTATGATTCTGTTTGTACAAGTGGACCTGCATCGTAGTTCAAAGTGTTAGTACCAGCAGCGCTTGAAGCATCTGCTTCGTATATTGCACGCACACTATTAATGTCGTATCTTGGTCTGTTATAGGCTTGACGTACAGCGTTACGGTAACCATACGGTCTTCTTCTATACTGGTCCATAGCCCCAGTTGTAATACCCGAAGATACTGCATAACTACCGTCATCATCGGCATCTATCCATTGGAAGTTGCTATTAGAGGCAAAATCAGCACTTGTGGACGTTTCATGCACATTCCATGGCATAGATGCCATACCATACAAGTCTAGTTTACTTGCATGTGGACCACCACGACTACCACAAGGCCAATATCCACTAAGCATTAAATTAGTTCCACCAGCATCGTGTGTATTACTATTAGATATCACTTCACCTGTTTTACTTACATTAGGTCTCTTAATTAAGAAATCAAATGGACCTGTACTCATTGCATGTGTGAAATCGTGATAATGTATAGTTTCAAAATGTTCAGGTAATGAATTATATGCTGCTTTGTTAACTGCATTACCTTTCCAACTACGAGATGTATTATCTGAGAAGTATGTATTAGGTCTACCAAGGTTAGGATGCCACATACATAGGAATGCATCAGGTACATGATTACTATGTGTATCTTGATTACCATTAATTATATCAGGTAATATATTCGCAAATACACTCTTACGTTTATTTGTAAGTATTTCACCTGCTGGTAATGTATTGTAACTATGTGTTAAAGTAAGTATTGCACCATCATATATGTTATCCCAAAATCCATCATCACCTGATTTAGCACCTAATGTCAATGTTTTGGGTATATTTATTGTCGCAGCCGTATCTCCACTAACACTTGTTAGTTCTTTAGAATAAATTGTTCCATTTTTACCTGTATACTGCACTTCTTGTTTATAATAAGGATACATTGGGAATGTATTTGCGTTATCTACGACTATTGTTCCACTAGTATTGAAAGATACAACAGTACATTTTGGATTTAGACTTATACTTTTATTGTATTTATCGTATATATCAAAATACATTGAGGTATATCCGTTAATTGTTAACTGACTTCCTATACTTCCAAAGGTACTTCTCATAAACATGTAGTAATCTTCGGGGCTATATTGAGATAATTTTCTGTAATTTGTTGCATCTGAAACTGCTGACCCGTTATGTTTGATTGCATTCTTGTGTAATATACTCCACCACGGTACATGTAGAGTATGTGCAGGGGTCGCATCGCTAAACATTTTGCTATATGGGAAACCCTTTCTAGTAAATGCAGGGCTTTCTGTTAATTGTACTCCTATATGGTTATACAACATCAACGGTGGTATATTTGTAAACTGACTACCTTGGTCATTACTGATATCTAATATCGCTTCGTTGATGAATACCTCACAACCACGCACATCTGCTTGTGTTGCTTTTGCTAACACTAATGTCATACCACCCTTAGCACCATCGACATTACCATCACTATCCATTTTTATGCCAATAACGGTGTTTATCTGTTGACTGGTTAATGCAGCACCTGAATTATTATGGTAACCGACTAACTGATTATGGAATACATTAGGTTGTATGACTATTTGGTAAGCACCTACTTCAGCAGGGTCAGGGAAGTGTCTACCTTGTGTGTACTCACTAGCAGCCTCAAGAACAATACTATGCCCTCCCGCTTTGTTCACTGTTGCTGCTAATGATGTACTCGTACCGTCAGATGACGCTAACACACCGTAACCGTCATATTTCACACCGCTCTCGAACATAAGGGTGAATGCCCCTCCGTGTATGTCGCTGGGACCACTGGGGGCTGCATTTATCCCACTAAAGTTAATCTCCGCGTCCATAGCGTGTAAATTATTATCTAAATTGAATGAAGAGTTAATGTCGCTTTTATTATTTGTAGCAGTTGCATAACTAGCAAAGTTACTAGAATCAACAAAACCATTTGTCATTTGGTAATCAATCAAATGTCTTCTGTATAGGCTTTGGTAAGCAGGGTGTGCCCAGTGTCCGGGTAGCATAGGCATTGTTGGTGTGACGAAGTGATGTCCCATTCTTGGGAATGGCATAGGTGTCAACACAGGCTTACTATATGCGTCGTATCCTACTGTTTGTCCCGATACATGATACAATGTATTAGCCATATCAGGTGAGTTACCACTAACCTCTGCATGGTCACGTAATCGACGTGCTGCGAAGAACCTGTTGCTTCCAGCAGGTATGTAATACGAAGGTACTACCTTTAGATTTGTAACAGTTTGACCTGCCATGAATGTGGCGAAGTTGACATCTCCAACAACATCTAATGTATTATCACTTTGCGCAATGTATGTGCATACAGCACCTTCATCAGTTGTCGGGTTGTACACACGTAGGAACTTGCGAGTATCTTCTTTAGTGCCGAATCCAGCATCAAAGACGTTTGCATTGAGTATATCGCTTCCGTGTGTTGTATCGATAGTAAGTATGCTTGTGCTACTATCCCACGCTGTTACAGATACTACGTCGTTCTCTATACCACTTGTATGTGTATAGACAGTTGGATACCTGTGTGTATGTGTGTGCCCCATCTTTGTGACATGGAAGAATAATGTGCGGTCATGTAACTCATAACTAGTCTGCAATGGAGAGTTGTCATTCCATGCACCTAGTTCTGAATCAAAGGTTACTGGATTGATACGTTCCCAATTGTGGTTCTCATATGTAGGTGCTTGACGTGGACCTGCTACACTATTGTCGAATAGATGTCCGATGTGGCTCTCGCCCATATCAGGGTGTATCATACCGCCTGTACCGATTGTTTCATGTTGGTATGCTTGTATTGGGTCGAATCCTGAACGTACAACTATATTGCCCGGTATACTGTTAGGGTCAGGTAACTGTACCTTCAAGTTAGGTATCTTACCACTGTTAGCAAGTGCAGGTGCGTTACCTTTCACACCTCTGTTCTCAGGTATACGGAATCCACGTATGATAGTCCCCAGTGGACTACCGCCCTCTATCTTGTGTACTTGCCCTGTCTCATCTCTTACGGTGATGCTTTGGAACTGTATCTCTTCATTTGGTATGTTTAACACGTTACCAATCTTGTATGGGTGCTTACGCATAAGTTCGGGGTGCGCTAACTCTTGTGCTTGTAGTATAGGCATCATAGCGCTATTTGTGGTCTCGAAAGAGAATCTTACGTTACCGTATATCTTCTCACCTGTTTGGTATGCGGTGTTACTCTTTACGCGTGTCATCCACGGTACTGCACCAAGACCGCGAGCGTTGATTGCTGGCATACTGAGGTTACCACCATCCATTCTCTTCCACACTATATTCTCTACTGAAAAGTTCTTTGCGGCTGAATCTCTATACATTTGTAATGCGTTCACATCCCCCATCCAATATTTGTTAGGCCACCCATCGCTGTGGTCTGTACCTGAGTATTTGTCAGTGGATACGTTTCGGTATGCATCGTCTGTATGTAGTAATGCAGAACCAACAGAGTGGTCTAGGTCAAACAGTAAATCACCTGTCTTGTTTAGACCCGGTGTAGCGTTTTGCAACTTCAAATCAGTAGGTGTGGTACTGTAAAAGTATGAGCCTGAGCCGCCTGAGAATAAAGTATCAGCCCAGTCCCCATTAGACGGTGTACCGACAGGTACAGTTGTACCTTCAACGATTAGAGCCTCTACATTCGGTCCAGCGTTTGCGGGTGCGATAAATCTATCTTGACCGTGAAATCTTTCATCCCATTGTGTAGTACCGGCGTATGTGATTGGGTTAGTACCTTGTCCTATGACTTGTAACCAGTCACCGTTTGCAGTTATTGCATCTCTGTCGAACTTTGCAATTAATGAACTCTCGCACTCGTAACTGATAACTAGGAATGCGCTACTGTACAACCCCTGTGGTGTTGTTAGTTCCTTAGGTAATGTAGTGGTGTAGTTAGTAGGTGCAACCCATTGATTAGCATTACCCGCTTCATCTGTATCATTGAAGTTGTAAGTGTAAGTATCCCAACCTAAACCAGCACTACTACCGCTCGTTAAATCTAATTTAGAATAAAAACCCGATTTAACTAAATGTGTACCTAATGCGTTTCCTATACCGTCAATTGTAGGTGTACTTTCGGGACTACCCTGCATAGGTGCTACAACAGGTATGTTGCTATGCACATTCATTACTGTACCAGCAGTTCCATATGGTGAGAAGTTAAGCATCTCATGGTATGCACCTAACCCAGCAGCATATCCGCTAGTTGTTGTAGAACTGGTATTCTTTGTTATAGTAGTACTTATTTTCAAACTATTCAGATAAGAATATCTTTCACCATGCCAACCAACTGCACCTATTGGTTTTGTTCTATCAACAGCGTCTACAATACCTGAGAAGTGAACTTGCGTCATGTGGTCACGTGCTGATACATTCTCGTTATTGAAACGCATTGTACCCGCTTTGCTCCATACATAAAGGGTATAAGAACTAGAAATGGCCTCACTGAAAGACCCACTCCCATCTTTGAGTACTTCCCACGTTTCAGGCGCTTCTAGTTTATTTAGGCCGTTTAATCTATTAGGTGCGAGATAGAACCTGACTTTCCAATCGCTACTATCTGCTAATACTTCCCTAGAGTGATAGCAAGCGAATCTAGTGTTAGTCCCTTGATGTAATCTAATCCAACCCGATGTGGGTAATTGTTCTAATGTTGTTTGTGAACCGCTCGATGGGCTATCTATGTAATTGCCAGTAGCACTATTATTTACGTAAGTGGATGTGCCAGCAAGCGGTATCCACCCGTATCTATCTTGACGCATCGCATTACCCATAGACGGCATGTGTGTGCCACCAAGAGACTTGAGTGCCCCAGCGCCGGGGAATGCGTTTATTGCAGCGCCTAGTACAGTAGCGAGTTCTTCACCGTTCTGACAACGTGTCGCATCTACTACGATGTATTCCATCTTTGCATCTGCTGTTGCTACGGCCTCGCTACCATTTCCTATGTAATCTAGAATGCGTCCTGTAAGCACACCCGAAGTTCTAAACGCAGTAGGATGTATTTGGTTTGCACGTTCCCAATTGCTACTCAATACTCTAGCAGCAGATTTACCCGCGTGTGGTGGGTTAAATGTAATTTGGTTGTCTAACCATGAGCCGCCCGGATGAAAGCCACCATCCATGTGCCATACTGTATCTGCTGCCATAGTGATACCGAATCCGATAGTAGGCGTATGCATCTTAGGATGTATATGTGTCAAATCATATCCTATTTGTGCTGTGCCTGTAACGTCGTGTGGTGTGCTATCATTGAACTGTTGACCATAGTGCCTACCATGTTCAGGTCTTTGTGAGAACTTACCCTTCCAACAGTAACCAGCAGGGCTTTCCCAATTCACCATCGCTCTCCAATGGAAACCCGCAGTAGCGTCATAGTATACCTTGCTCGGTGGCATAAAATTGTATTTCTCATTTACAATATGATTCGGGAATACATGTCTTGAATTGGCTATTGATTCGTCTAACGGTATAGAAGCCCACGTGCTACCACTTACGATAACTCTACCCGGAAACGGTTCTTTGGTATTAGCAGCATTACCGCTATCCGCATCTGCTACTTCTTGTGTAAATGGGAATGCTTGCCCCGGACCAAATATTAGGTACGTAGTTTTGTTCTCTACGCTGGTATCCACGTGGTCTTCGTAGCGAGCAGTTGGATGGGCGAACCTCAATACAAGCGGTACAGGCTTTGCTTTTATTTCACCTGCGCTATATGTCACACCGCCTTTAGATAAATCAGGTGCTAGTATGTTCTGTTGATTGAACGCAGGTGGTGTAATACTACCACGATGCTGATTACACAACGCAGCGCCGGGGAAGAAGGCAAACATTGCATTTCCGTCTAACATAGCGTAACTCGTAGATATTTCATTTGCATTCTGTAATCCAGTTACACCAGTCGGTCCAGTAGAATACGGATGGGTATAGAAAGTAGAATAGTCGTTCTGCGTACCATCGTTTACATCAAGCGTCACACCACTAAATCCACCACCAAAGAACAACGGCACACTGTGGTCTTTGCTACTCTTACCACCACGAAAGTAGACTATTGGTTCAGAAAATACGCTACCGATAGAGCGCAGTCCATCGAACTCTTTCTTTACATAATGCTGTAATAGGTTTGCATTACCCGGTGCGCCGGGGAAATTATCAGATGCGTATGACCTTGTACTTTCTACTGTCGACCAGTTTAATTCTGTTTCACAAGCAGCGCCACCGATACTTTCTGTTCGGATAAAGTGTTTATCGTTTAACCATACTTTCTTTCTTTCACCAATAGGGTGTATTCGATGATTAGTAGTTGTAATACCACTTGGTACTAAAAATGGGAACATATTTGCGCTAACGGTTAATTTCTCAGTCCAATCACTTTGACTAGCACCATAGTGTATTTGTGGATTATCTATCATAGGTAAAATGTGGTCACCACATGAACGAGTGAAATTAATACCTTTTAGATTTTCTTTCCAAGATTTAGTGTCTACATTAATATTAGAAGAATCAACTAAGTTAGGCGACGCTGTGTTAGAGTTAGGTCCGTATGCAACGGTTTTTATTTCTAACAAATTGTAGGGTATATATCCACAATCTATACCTTTACTAGAATCTATATCTGAATCTGTAATAGCACGTGATGTGTGAAATTGCCAACCAAAATTATTCTTTTCAGATGATATAATTTCACCAAACTCAAGATGGGCTGCGTGTATCCCAAAGTCCTTTCGTAAATTAGCGGTATACTTTGTACTTAGAGGTACTATCGGACTTTGTATATTAAACGCTTTAATTCGTATTGCGTTTGCAGATACGCCCCAATCACCAAATGTACGCCCGTCAGTAGCATACATCTCTCTACAATCAAACACGTGCCCTTCTTCTGTATTTACTTCATTACCTGCGTTTATTGCAGCAGCAGTTGCAGCAGCCATCAACTCATCGGTAACAAGAGTAGTCCAGTTTAAGACAGGTGTAATAAGTATTTCAGATGGTATAGTAGGTAACCCATTACATCCGTAGAACTTGTATATTGCGCAACCATTTGTAACGGTAGGAAGAACTGTTCTTGTATTGTAAGAAATTGTATGCCCTACATCAGCAGTTGCTTCAAAATCAGTTATCTGAATAACTCCTTTTTGTTTTGGAAATCCTAAGTAACCAGCAATATCTCCAGCAGCATTTACGCCGCGTTGCTCTATTATATCATCGCCACCATGAGTTGCGCTTCCAACTCTAAACGGTGCTTTATCAAAAGTAACAGTCATTGTGTCGCCGCTTATTGATGCGCTAACATGGGTAACAGCGCCGGGCGTAGATACGCCTCTCCATCTAGCCCCTTTCCAATTTTGCGATGTATCATCTACTGTTCCTGTTTCTTCGAGTCTGCCAGTAGCATCACCAGTACCATGCATGTGTTTACCTATTGTAAATCCGCCTTGACCCACATCTCTATCATCAAAGAAAATGCAGACTTCTTCTTCTATTGTATTAGGTAATACCGTATTTTCATTCGCAAACGTATCTTCTGCTTTCCGATAAATGTATCTTATTCCGTCTTCTGAACCTAAATTATCTCTAAATCTAAATCCATACAATTCGCCCTTACCCACCGAATCAGATAATTTATCGGCAGTTGGTACGTGAGAACTGTAATCTGTTCTAGGAGAAGAACCATATCTCTTGTTAAACTTAGTATCTCCGTTTTTACCAAAACCCCAAGTTCCGGCATCCGGTGCCCAACCCGGTACACCGCTTGCTACTAATCCGCCAAAG